AATGCATTCTTCTTTGAATTTGTACAGGCATCTGGAGCCTTACTTGGCTCGCTTGCAAATATTCTCATCTTTGCTGAACCGTGGGGACCTGGATATATTGTGTCTCTCTTGCTACTCGCAGCCAGTTTTGCTATCTATATCAAAGCGCGGCTTGTATCAAAAGTAGCAACAGTTGAAAAGGCTCCTGCGCCTAGGCTTGGTCGCATAGAGATTGTGAATCCAATTGAAATTAAAATTACATATATTCAAAAGGGTCCTGTTGAGTCTTGGAAGTAGAGTACTACCTTTTTTATTGAGTGTTAAAATTGAAATATCATACTAAAGTAAGTATATCATATGGGATATATTTACCTTATTACAAATAAGGTTACGGGTAAACAGTATGTTGGACAAACCATGTGTAAAAATATAGAAACTAGATGGAATCAACATAAATCATGCAACAATAAGACACTTGGTCGATACATTCTAAGTGCCTATAAAAAATATGGCATTGAAAATTTTAAGTTTCAAATTATCTGCATCTGCTTTGATGAAGATTGTAATGAATTTGAAGAAGAATATATTAAGAAGTTCAATACTTTGGTACCTCATGGATATAATCTCAGAGCAGGTGGATTGAACTCAAAACAACATCCTGAAACTATAGAGAAAAGAGTTTCTAAATTACGAGGTAGAGTGTATGGAACACCTAGTGAAGAAACAAAAAAGAAAATCAGCAAATCACATTTAGGAGTAAAGAATCCAAACTTTGGTAAATCAATATCAAAAGAACAAAAAGCAAAACAAAGTGAAGCATATAAGAAAATATGGCAAGAAAGAAAAGATAATGGAACATTTGAGTTATATAAACCTAAAAATTTAATAACTCATTCTGGAGTATCACTAAATAGAAAACGAGTTGGAAAATATGATAATAAGGGGACACTTCTTGAAGAATATGAAAGCACAGTTGATGCTGGAGTAAAAAATAAAATAAGTTATTCGAGTATATCAAAGGTGTGTAATAAAAATCCAAGTTATAAAACGGCAGGTGGTTTTATCTGGAAATTCTTATAAGAGTAAAGATTACACTCATAAAAAAATCTATATACTCTCAGGCGGAATCGAACCACCGACTTTTGCCTAACATGCATGCCGTAACTGACATAAGAGCAAAGCTCTACCAACTGAGCTATGAGAGCAAAGATGTCCATGTAACCCAGGACTGGGGTTTTGCCTCGACTGGGAATCGAACCCAGGATCTACCGCTGATTGATGACATGATTAGTATCATACAGTGCATACAAAGCGGGTGCTTTAACCCCTAAGCCATCAAGGCAGTTTAGGATACTCCTGGTGGGGGTCGAACCCACGGTCTTCCGCTAACACCGAAGGCTAACCTAGGCGTAGAAGGCGGACGCGTTATCCACTGCGCCACAGGAGCTTCCTAAACTACTCTAGCGCCACCTCCTTAAGTCAAATTTTATCCTCCTGCCTTAGGTGCTACCATTTATTGAAAGCCCTCAATTTCACTGAGCGAATCACAGAAAAATGTAGGGTCATTATTTGGTAATACAGACGGATGTCTATTTTTTGTATTAAATGTACTTATACGAATATCTGAAAGGGCCCGTATACAACATTCAACTGCATAGAGTGCATAGTTATCTTGAACAAGATTACATAACTCTGGAAAATCAGTATAGAGTTTTATAGTAAACTTATCTCTAAGGCTATCAAAAAAATGTGTATCTTTTTCTGAAGTCATAATGTAACATGATGAAAAATTATATTTTTCAAGAACATTCTCTATATTTAATGGGCGTGTATCTGCATCTAAAGTGGGATGAATCTCTAAATAATCGGTGCGCCTTACATGAACACAGCAAATGGGGCGTGCCATTGTTGCAACAATTTTTTCAGCAAGTTCTCTATAGCATCGTTTAAATTGAACAGTAAATGATTCGTTTTCAATTCTCTCTCTGTATCTCTCTGTATCTGCGAAAGAGCAGATCATTAAAATAATCGGATGGTATCCAATAAAAAATATCAGCGCGATCTACACCTTTTGGCAGTTCAGATAAAACAAAGTCTGGAATTTCAATATAATCTGTAAGAATTGAGTTTTGTTTTGATGTGTGCAGTGATGACAAAAGGATTGTAGGGAGTATTGGTATAAGACCCATAAATCGACTAATCTTTAGAAATTCTGTAAATCTGTCCTTCATGTCTGTAAGTCCGTTTTGTCTAGGTAATTCTAGAACAATATATTGCTCTCTCATTCCTACTCTATCATTTTTTATTCTTAAATCTTAGATAGAATGAACAGTATAGAAGATATAAAGGCACCTGCGCGTGAAGTGAAAAATATCTGTGGTACTGTTCCAAAAAATGCATTTACAGAGATTATCAATAGCACACCCTCTAATACTCATAAGACTCAATGGCTAAATGTAAAGCGTTTCTGGAATCAGAGTTGTAATGCTGCAAAAAAAATCGTACTGACTCCTCGTCCAAATGCGTCACTTTTGAAGAATATTGATCCTGCTTGGTCTCGCAATATTCGCGACGCTGTTGCAGGCGGTCGTCGTAAGACATACAAAGCACGCAAAGGACGCAAGGCGCGTAAAGGGCATAAGACTCGTCGCAATTAAATCTCCTTCCGAAGCTTCTCAAGAAGTCGACCCATACGATTCCGACCACAGCCATTGGGTCCCGATCCCCAATAGGAATCCCGAGGCATCTTCTCAATGAGCATAGCAGGGCCTGTAGAACGTAGAATATCTGCAACCTGCGGATTCTGTGTGAACTTTGCCTTGAGCCCTTCAAGCATGACTGTCTCCCTAACTTCCTCCCAGTCCTGTCGAAAATGCTCTGACTGAGTACGGCCAGCACGCTTTGCTCCTGTAGGTGTCTTTGCTGTACGAATCTTTTCCTGAAGTACAGGGTCACCTGGAAACTTCTGTGACTGGAAGAAATGTTCTACCGTCGGATAGGTTTTGTCATTGATTGTAAAGGGAGCGTTATAGAAATTACTGAGTTCAGAAAATTCCAGTGACTTGGAGTTAAATTCGATAGCCTGCATTTTTACTAAAAAATTTGAACTAACTAATACTATTTCAAATTTTTATAGTAGAAACATGTCATTCGAAATCTCTATATTTGAGTATTCAGATCTCTATGGTGGAATTGATACTGTGAAGCCAGAGGAGGTGGTTCAGAAGTTTATACAAGAATATAAGAGGTATCTATCTCCTGAATATTATCCTGAAGATATGGTGTGGTTTTCTCGAGGAAGAACATGGATTGCCTATGCCGATAAGACAGGTGGAGATAAGCCAATGATGGTCATGCTGATTGGACCTGGAACAATTACAGATGAACTTATTGCGCAGATTAAGGATTCTGTAGCAAAGCTCTATATTAAGTTCTGCGCAGACTGTTTCAAGGTGCTCTCAAAAGAGCGTGCTCGTAAATGGACAGTCTGTCATGAATGTGCAAATGCGTAAATGCGGCCAATAAAATTTGAAGTTTTTTTGCGGGTCATGAAAAGGTATACCAAAATGTCCGAACGTACTCGTGTCCGTGCTATTCTCAGTGCTCTTACCGCCACCGAGCGTGCCGACCTTAAGAAGTTACTACCTAAGGTCAAGATGCCAGCCACAGAGGCTGTTCGCTATCCAAATGCTCTGCTCACTGTCTTTCAGAAGGAGGAATGTTACTCTATGCTAGGCTGTGTTGCCGAGGAACTTCTGCGTCTGGCACCTGATGCAGTCACCATGGATGCAGTCTGCGATGCGGCCAAGCAGATGGATCCAACTCTAACAGAGACTCTCCTCAATAAGATTCGAGTGTCTAAGACAACTCAGCCATTTATTGACCATATTGTTGCTACACGACGCAAGATCGACGCAATCACGCGCGGCGCCACACTTCGCTATGATGAGGTTGTCTCCTTTGATGCAATCGAGGGACATCCTGATGGACGAACGGACACTCAAATCTTTGAAGTGAAGTTGACTGGACAGATGAAGGAGAACTGGATGAGTTTCCTCTACCAGGTCTTTGCCTATGGAGCCCTGGCTCCTGAGGCGACTGATCTCTTCCTCGTCTTCCCCCTTCAGGAACTCATCTGGCATGCGAATATTCGCGAGTGGGAGAATCGTGTTGCCTATCGTGACTTCTTAAATGCTGCTGCAAAGAAGAAGAGTGCAAATGCAGTCATGGATATGGTTCGCGGAGCGATGATTCGTGAGGCCTACCATATCGGCTTTCATGCGCCCAAGCAGAAGTCTCTCGTAACAACTATTATGGGTCTTGCTGCTGCGGGCGTTGAAAAGCCATACCAGATTTTCCTCGGAAGCACCCAGAGTTCGCATATGAACATTAAGGACGAGGAACTCGCAGCTGCTGCGAAGGCCATGCAGGAGACTGGTCTGAAACTCTTCGTTCACAGTCAGTATATCATCAATCTCTGTGCAGATCCGAGTATTCAGGACGGATATCATACGGCCCTTCTCATCAAGAATCTAGACTATGCACGCGCAATTGGCTGTCGCGGCGTCGTGGTCCATGTAGGGAAGTCAACAGATAAGCCGTTGCCCCAGGCTCTCACAAATATGCGAACCAATCTGCTCACAGCCATGGAACACGCAAGCCCAGAGTGTCCTATTCTCCTAGAGACTCCTGCAGGTCAGGGCACAGAGACCCTAACCAAATATGAAGAGTTCGTAGAGTTTGTGCGCGACTTTGCAGATGCACGCATTCGTATCTGTATTGATACCTGCCACGTATTTGCCTGCGGCTCTGAACCAATTGAGTATATTCAGAAACTTGCGACTGCGGAGACTGGCATGGTCAAACTGATTCATTACAATGATTCGGCTACACCATGTGGTTCTTGTGTTGACCGTCATGCCTATATGGGCACGGGTCACATTGGATTTGATAAGATGGAGACAATTGCAAAGTTCTGCCACGGCCGCACATATCCGATGCTAATCGAGTAAATGACGTTTCGGATGAAGATAATAATTAAAATTAAAATAAATAATATCTATTTTTGGTTCTGTAATCTGGGCTAAAATACAGATATATTCAAATAAAAAAATTTCCGCAGGTTTAATTAAATGCTTATATTCTCCATACATGAACATATTATTATGATAAAAATATTCAAAAAAATCAACTAAATTGCTGTATAGTATCATTGTTTGGAAATCACCATATGCAATCTGATCATTTGTTTGATAGGAGAGATCAATTGGACAATATAGGCGATTTGGTTCTAGGGGCTTTTCAATTATAAGTATAGAATCAGATTTAATATCCGCCCTATATTTAATTACACAATCAAATTGAATAGAGTTTTTAATACTATACTGCATTAATAGCTGCATGGCTGATTTTATATGGAACCATTGAGAATATAAATTAGATTTTCGTCCATCTGAATAATATTTTATATATTTTTCAGGTGTTTGTGTAGGTATATATATAATTTGTTCTTGATTCACATTGAAATACTCACAAAAAGCGGTTGTTGATTCATCTGGACCCTCGGCATTAAGACTTACAAAAAAGATAGCATTATATTTATTTTGTAAATTTTTAAGATCTTCTTTACAATAGTCCCATCCATGGATTCGACCTCCAAAAAGAACTGCAAATTGCATTTACTAGATAATAAAAAAAAAGTTAAATTATCTACCGCGAGCATCTAGATAAAATTTAAAATCAATGTAAATTACGTTTATTTTATCATAATGTGCTAATATATTTAGATAATCAAATAGAACACATTCAGTTGGTCTCGGAAGACCATTAGAATAGAGGAGCATTTTATTAGTATAAAAAAATTCATAAAAATTAACTAAGCGACTGTAAGCTTCCATCATTCTAAAATCACCATAAGCCATTTGATCATTCGTCTGATATGCATTATGAGCAGGACAATAAAATCGCTTTGGCTGAATATCTGATATTTCTAGAACACTTTTAGGTTGAATTTCAGTTCGATATTTTATGACTACATCAAAGAGAGTATTATTTTGATTACAATATTCGTTGCATAAATCGAATGCAGATCGCACATGAAACCACTGTGAATAAAAATTGTGCTCTCTTCCTTCTGAATCAAAC